CCATGCTGTCTACGGTGTCGGTTTCCCTTTGGAACGAAACCTCAGTGCGAAGTTGGCGGGCATTGTATTTTGAGCAGCAGGCTACCACGCGAGTTCATCCCCCCGACGATAGAAGCTGAGAAGACGCTTAATCTCTGCGGTCATGCCTTCGCAGCCGTCATATAGCTGCTCTACATAGCCACGAATTGCTTGCAGGATCGGGTCAGGGATAGAGCCGCTGCCGTACCCTGCAACGTAAGTAATCTTCACTGCGTCCTGCGCTCGCAGGTCACTAGGCCACGTCTCGCCTTCGTTCAGATATATGCGCCCGCTTTGCAGGTCCACTTGGTACTTGTCACTTGAGAACGTGCTGACATTGTTGGAGCGGTCAAACGTCTCCACGCTGGTGACCGACTGGAGCGGCGGATAAGCTACGTCAAAGGTTTCACCGCCGCCAAGAATATATGGCCGACTGCCAGTATGGACGCCGGGGCCAAGCGCAAGCATTCGGTCATCAGCGCCAGCATATTGGAAGCCATCGGCCTTCATCACGAAAGTCTCGGTAAGAAGTGCGAGACGTAGATATTGCTTGCAAGCCTCTGTAGCGGTCGAAACATAAGCCGAAATCACCGCATCGTCTGCGCTGCCATCGACACGCAGGAAGGTCTTCATGTCGGCTGTGCTGATAGCTGGGCTATCTGTGCTGACAGTTACATAGGCAGACTTGCGGTTGAATCTCATCCTTCAGCCCTCCTTGCCATCGCCTGTTCGCGTCGCCACTTGCTGCGGCTCACGGGGCTGTCTGTGTTGGCGAGATAATCTTCATAGCTGGAATATGATAGATCACCCGGCCCCGCGTTCACTGCTTCCGGCTTGGCTTCAGGCGGAACATCCTCATCAATATCGTCAGTCATTGCTTTAAACCTTCCTTGGCCTTCCGCGCTTACGCGATTTGTTCTCTGGTGCGGCGGGCATTGCCTTGGTCACAATCTCACAGGCACCTGCGTCAATCAAAATGCCCAGAAGATTATCGTCCACTTCATATGACGAGCCTTCATGCCATACCTCAACCCTGATGCCGTTCGGAGCGACCGGAAGGGTGCGTAGCATTTTAATCTCAGTCATGGGCTGTGTGTCCGCTGTATGAAGATCGCCTTGTCCCAGACATTAACATCTTCATCGAAAGTAAGAAAGAAGCGCAGCCCATCAGCCCCGAATGCGTTCGTCACGAACAGCACCTTATTGAACACGATGAAGTCCTGAATGCCGGAACCTTTGGTCAGCGGCTTGCGTTCATCAGTGATTGACGTTGAGTAGCCAGAGCCGATCTTGCCTGCAATGTGAACGAACGTCTGTGTTGAGGTCGCCTTGTCTACCTTGAAGTCAATGCTGACCGTGTAGACCTCGCCGGTTGCCTGCGGCTGGAGTGTGTTGCTTGACCATACGTCAAGCGGAACGCCTCGTCTAAAACTCGTGTCGCTGTCAGCCGCCGCGCCATCAATGCTGAGAAGCGTCTCAGTATCTGCGCTGATTGCCTGCTTGTTGGATACTGTGTGCGTATCGTCGTGGTAATAGAGCCAGCCGCCGTCATAGACTGTGCGGCGCTCTTCTCCTGCATCGGTGCGAATGATGAGGTCTGCACCTCGCTTGCCGTCTTCGGACGCTGCGGGAATCTCGTCCCAATTAATTTGCGACATGGTATTCCCCGATTAGTGAAAGGATGGGGCGACCGAAGCCGCCCCGCCCTAGTTAGGTAGCAGCCGTTCCGCTGTCGATGGATGCCGAACCCATGTTCGAACCCATCCGCTTCGTGGCATGGACGTTGACAGCGGCGTTGGTGCCGGTGGTGCCAACAGCAGTCATGCGCACATAGCGCTTGCTGCCGATGTAGCCAATGGAGCCAATCATCTTGTCATCGTCATCGTCCGAGGTCACGGTCAACGCAGCTTCGGTGCCAACAAGGTCAGCGTCAGCCACTGCGGTCGCGCCTGCGTCCGTGGTGTCATCGCCTTCCTCAACTTGGAACGAGAAGCCAGATGCCGTGCCAGCGTCGGTGACAGTACCAGTGCCAACAGAGAACGTTACGCTCTGCCAGCCCTGCATGTCGATCCAATCGCCTTCGGCTTTGGTGGTGCCGGACAGGGTGGCCGAGAGGCCCATCCCATATTCGGCGTCGTTGCGGGTGTCAAAAACAGCCATTGTTTAAGTCTCCTTACGCTGCGACTTTGCCGATGGCGATGCCATCGAAGTTGGTTACATCACCGCCAACGCGCTGTGTCGTGTAGTACGTCACAAAGCCTTTGTTGGAATACGGGTCACGAAGAACCTGCAAGCCAACACGGTCAACGATAGTGTAGCACGACGACCAGTCCGCATAGACGATTGACAGAGCGTTAGCTGCAACGGCTGGCATGTCATCCATGAAGATGACCGGCTTGCCGAGAAGCTGAAGCGTTGCCTGACCGTCACGCAGAAGCACCGGGCCGAAGAAGTACGTGTCGGAGCCTTTAAGCTGCAATGCAGCGCCGAACGTAGTCCGCTTCATGCCCCAAGCTGCGCCAGCCTGATAGCCTTCTGGGATGGCGTTCTGCACATCAATCAAGCCATCGGCATCCAGCGCGGCGGCTGCACCCATGTTGACCTGATTGATCGCACCGCGTTCGTATGTCCCAGACACAGCCTGTGCGGCATATGTCAGGAAGCCACGCGGCTTGTTCACGCCATCACCGTTCACAAAGGCACTGTTCTGCGTCCGTGCGAACTTGTCGGCTACCTTGCCGGACAGCCATGCTTCGACGTCGAGGTATGCATCCTCAATCATCTCAGTCGTCATGCGCGGGTCAGCTTCGATCTTGTGAGCCGCAATGACTTTCTGGCCGAGTTCCGGCGTGTCGGTTTCGCCGCCAGAAGCGCCTTCACCAACCCAACGGGCCGCTGCTTCGTTGTCATCAATCAGGATGTCGATTGACTTGGCACCAGTCTGCTCGACGTTTGCAACCTGACGCAGAGGCGAGGTTTCAAAGATACGAGAAACAATGGTGTCAGACAGTTCTGGGCGAACCAGATAGCCGCCATCCGGGTTGACGTCCGTCGACATGGCTTTGATTTCGACGCCTTCCGAGCCAGCTTTGAAGCCAGCAGGCAGGTTGCCGTAAGCCATATATTCACGAAGCGCATCGCGGTGCTTAGCCTCATGGTCAGCGCCGAAACCTTTGGCTTCTTCTGCTGCGCCGGGACGCTGCATAGCTGCCTCAAGTTTAGCCTGCTTCTGCTGCATCTCGTCCATTTTAGCGACGATCTCAGCCGACATGCGGTCATGCTTTTCCTGCGTCACGACATCTTTTGAGTTGCTCTTCAGTTCATCAACCTCTTTACGAAGGTCGGTGAGGGGTTGGTTGATCTGCTCAACCAGCCCTTTGATTTCTGCAAATTCAGACATTTTGTCCTCCAAAATTTTGCAGGGTTTCAGATAGTAGGGCTTTGAGTTCATCAACCTCGCGCTGATTATCCTCTGGGACGATAACGTCTGCCTCGCGCAGAACATCATCGCGCCGCTTCCACGCTGCCGAAGCCATGGCCTTGGCCTCTGACCGGGTGAAACCTAGATGCCGGAAAGCGCGCTCTACGTCGCGCACGTCGGCGTTTTTAACCGAAGTCACCATCGCCTCGCTGTTGGCGGGCATAGTAACCAATGACGTCTCGATGAGGTCTACGGATTTAAGGCGGCGGTTGTTGCCCTCCATCGCATAGTCTCTTGTGATGTAGCCGATTGAAAGACCGTCAATGGCCCCGGCTTTGACCAGTTCGTAGGCGTCACGCCCCTTGGTCGATTTAGTGACAATCCGGCCCTTCATATACAGGCCCCGGCTGTCTTCCTTGTATTCATCCCAGACACCAATGGGGTCTTCCATGCGGTGCTGATAGAGCATCTTTGGCTTGCGCATCCCCAGCGTTTCCATGAACGCGCCCGGTTCGATGATGTCGCCGTAGATGTCTACGTTGCCAAAGACAGCGCCGTAGCCTTCAATCTGGCCTTCCTCGCCAACCATCTTGACGCTGACGTTTAGCGACTTCTGCTCTACTTCCATGTCGTCTGACCTCTCGTCCCACTTGCTCACGCAAACCGCAAAGCGTTGGTCGTTATTTGGAAAGTCTGCAACGGCTTCTGCATCGCCCATGCAGCGCTCTAGCCATTCAGTACGACTTTCCGTTGGGTTGGGTTCTGGCATTCTGCACCTTTGCAAAGATGCCCAGAACTATAGCATCAATGGGCATTTCTGCAAAGTGACCCGTATTTACGGGTTATCTCCTCAAAGAGAGATAAAGATTTCGCCTTCGGCTTTTGCATCCTTGAGGATTGCATTTTCCTCCAGCCATCCCAAAACCTCGTCCGCATCATCTTCTCTATATAGACTCCGTATCTCATCAACCGTGCTCAAGGCTTCGCCGGACTTGGCTGCTCTCAACATGTCCATAGCTTCATCAATTGTTATTTGCACGATCATATCTCTTGTATAGCTTTAGGAGTTCTGGGTGGATTCGGTAATGCTCGCTCTCATCCATCATGTAGAGCGCAAAGGTTTCCGCGATATATTCGTCATCGTCTTGGCTGCTGTACTTTGACACCAATATGTCCCAATGGTTTTTTCTTGGCTCTCTAGTTTTTAGGAACTTATTAATTTCCCGCGACAGGTCGGAATCTCGCTCAGTAAGATGAATGACATGACCATATTCGTGAAAAATTGTGCTATTTCGGCGGCGCTCTGGCTCTTCTGTATTGCCAACCGTAAACAAATACTCGCTGCGGCTTGTATTTCTCATCTGGTTGTATCTTTCAGAAAGTGACTCTTCTGGCTCTATTGTGGCGGATATATTCCGCCAGCTATCTTCTTGTTTGTCTTGATAAAGAGAGACGCTATTCCGCGCTACCCTAGCCAAATCTATTTGGTCAGAGTCTTTCCCGAACTTAGTCGGTAGGTTTAGAATGCCGCGATTTCCGGTGTCTCTGTTCGTGATATTAGTATACACAGACGCTTCGACATTTTTCCCAGTTCTTTCCCCCGGCAGGTATCTGCTTATTGGCCCGATTCCGGCGATCGGCTTCAACCCAAACCTTTCCTTTACCTCAAGGATCGCTTTAAGTTGTGGAGCAGTGGCTTTTACGTTTAGGCCTTTTAGATCAGCGGAATCTGCAAGACCTTTATCTGTAATAAATTTATTCATTGCCGCGACGCTCGTCGGAGCAACAAAGGATTCATATTCGAACGGCCCAGAACGTCTAGTTGCTGACGCCGTTGGCACACTTATTGCGCTGTCTCTATCCGCTCGACGATAGGTCATAGAGCAACGGCAATTGATGACGTTGCCAGCAGTGCCATTTGGGTCGCCGGGATATAACAAAGGCTCTTTCGTGCCAAAGATTGTCGGCACCATGAACGATTGCTCAAGCGCGACTCTCTGCCCATCTGTGACGCGATGGTCATGCGTGTCGTCCATCAGGATACTTCTAGTTCGCGCATCCTCAACGCTGTTCCATGTTTTGACGAGCGGGCGGGTTGATTGCTGCGCTGTGCGTAATGATGCGAATTGTGAGGAGCCATGCGTCTCAGTTCTCGCAATGAGCATCGAACGAGATCGGCTGAAGCTAGGGATGGCTGCTCGCACTAGGTCAGCAATTTGCTGACTTCCCAATCCTTCTTTCTGTCCTTCGTTAATCACGCCCATAATTTGCTTGCGGGTCGTCTCAGTGATTTGGAATATCTTCGCTGCGCCAAATCGTTCCAGATATTCCGCGACCAGCTTCTCAAACAGGCTCTCTTCGTCCTGCTTGGTTTCTAACTGAGGGAAGCAGTCCTTTAGGTCGTCAACTAAGTTTTGACCAGTCTCACGCATTGCGATTTCGTAAACGTCATTGAGCATCTTGCCCACGCGCTCGCTCGCATCGGTCGGCAGGCTCACCATGTCGTCCGATTCATACTGAGCGAGCATGTCCCGCATTAGGCTTGTGAGCGTCTTGGAAACGATAGGCGTCGCCGCCTCTTCCATTTCCTCTAGGTCAGTAGCCATATGCGATCTTGCGGAGAAGTTCAGCCCCGGCGCTCTTTCGCGTCGTCATCGGGTGGCCTTCCGGCAAAAGGTCCGTGTCATGCTTGCCACTGCGGAACTTGCCATTGCGCAGAGCGTAGAGGTAGCTATTTACCCGCGCATATGCCCATTGGTCAGCACTGTTGACGTTTGGCCTTACGCTGCCGGGGTTTGTATTGTAGGCACCGACCCCACGACGGAAAACTGAGATTAACGTGCGGAGGTTTGTACGCTTAGAGGGAACGTCGCCAACATCTTCGTTGTGTTCATCAACTTTATTTTTGAGGCCCTCACGAACCGCGTCGCTGATGTCTTCGTCTTTGCTCTCACGCTCCAGTTCGTTGTACCGGGTGCGATACCAATCGCGACCAGCCGCGCCACCCCATAGCATCGCGGAAGCGTAGGCTGCGCTATCTCTTTCCTCAGAAAGAAAGCGCTCATTTCTTCCCCACCATCTGTTTGCCTTCCTGACCCATTCGTCAGACACGCTGCCGCCGTTCACGATGCGAGTGGCCGTGCGGATTGTGGCTGGCTCAATACCGTCCCCGGTCAAGCCTTCCTCGTGCATCTCAAGTCCCTTGCGGTAGTTGCTCACCACGTCAGCAGGCGGCTTGAATGATTGCTTTTGCTCCGCGCTCTTCTGCTCCATCACAGGGGCCAGAAGTGGCGTGTATTCTCCATCACCTTCGGATGGAAAGCCCATCATCACGCGGCTCTCTTCGCGGGTCAGAACGCCTTTTTCAAACGCCAACACTGCACGGTCAAACAGCTTCTGCCGGATACCTTCCAGCGCAGAAACGCTGTCTAGGTCCAGCTTGAAGTGAAGGTCTTCCCCGAAGCGGGGCAGCAACCAGTTATTCAGCCCTCCGAAAAACTCGTCCATCAGCGGGATAACGGTATCAGTATACAGGCGCTCTTTTGCCTGCTCCAGATTGTTGAATGTGCTGGCGTCGTTGTCGATCAGCGGCAGCGGAACGCCAAACGCAGAAGAGACATATTTAGACGTCTCTTTCATCGTGTTGATGAAGTCCATATCCATCGGCGTCTTGCTCATCTCGACGAACTCAGCATCGTCAGCCAGCATCGGGATTTCGCCGCTGTTACGCTCACCGCTAAGAGCGTTCTTGAAATACTCGCGCATTCTCTGGATGGACTCACCGCCGGGATAGCCACCCTTGAACCGAACAAGGCCGCTCGGTCGGGCGCTGTTCTTCAGCAGGCTGTAGTTCCACTTGCTGCCAGCGTTATGCGTATCTGCCGAGAGCGCAGCCGCCATCAGGGGCGATTGTCCCCGCCAGTAGTTATCAGGGTTATACGACTTGATGTAGAAAACCTGACTTTCGCCCGTCACTTGGTCTACTGCGAAATACTGTTCCGACTTACCCTTCTTGTGGCAGTACGCCTTCGGCAGTCCATGCGCCCCCGGCTTGACCACCATGTCAATCGGATTGAGTGGCCATAGTTCAGCAGGCTGGCCTTCTGGGGTTCCCACGCAGAAGGTTTCCCCGAATAGCATTCGGTTGACCATCATTTCCGATAGCCAGCTTTCATAGGCTTGCCACGGGTTAGGGCGAGCCATGAGCGTCAGAGCCGGATGCTCTGTCAGCACCTCGTCGCCTTGGCACAGATCAAAGCTGATGGACTTAGACGCCTCGACGATCTCTCGGATGGCGCGATACACGACGACGTTTAGCTGATAGCCTTCGCGGATGTAGGCGCGTCGGTCGTTCGCTCCCTGCCAGCTTACAGTTTCATTAACCAGAAAAGACTGCCCCGCTGGGTGCTGCTTTACTTCCGTTTCTTTTTTGCTGAAAGGCCAGACCATCAGAGAACTCCGAAGACTTGTTGAGACGTCCCGCCAATCATCGGCTGGAGAGCATATCGCAGAGCGTCGATGTAGTGGTTGTTTGCATCGACTATCTTCGGCATTATATCCCCGCTCAGGCGGTCTTGCTTATACGAGTAAAGGCGGAACTCTCGCGCAGTTTCCGCACAGTCAGGGTGTAAGATAACACGGTCGCGCGATTTTATAAAGGCAACGCCGTCTTCTACACTGCCGCCCCATTTCTTTACTGGCTTGATGCTGGAGATGCCGTGACGTTGCAGATAGCTTATGGACTCTGGCCTAGCACTGTCTGCCCTAACAGTGTGTTGCTCGATCAACGGCATCCGCTCTCTCAGGAATGCTGGCGTGTCATCAATCTCTAAGCCGACGCGGCCAGCCTCTCTGCGTATATATACGCAATCGTTGTACAGATAACACTCTATAACTGCGGTCGGGTCTTGGGCAAAGCCGAAGTCTAGCCCGTAATATGGCCCGTCCCACTGTGGTTGCGGCTCAAACTCTCTAACCTCAAACTTGTTGGCGAATACCTGCGCATCGCTGTTCTGAAGATATGCCCCCTCCCAGATGTGGGCATAGGTTGCTGGGTCTAGGCGCTGCTGCTCTCTCTGCCGTAACAGGTTCAGGTTTGGCGGGAAGAACGGATTCCCAGACCAGTTTATCTCTCTAATAATCGCTCCGGTTGGCGGCGTCTGTCGGAAGCGTTTGTCTACCGGGGAAGCATCGCTGCGCGGGTTCCAGAGCGCCCACAGTTCCGATTTGGGCTTCCGAAACACCGTAGCCTCTAGCGCCAGCCAGCTATCTTCCGGCACGTCCTCAGCCTCTTCCACGATGGTCAGGTCGATGCCCGCGAGTGACTTGATGCTGCTGCTATTATGACGAAGCCCGCGAAATATGAACTCAGTGCCATTGCGCCCGCGAAGATAATCAACGCCGACGTCGTAGTGAGCCGCCAGCCACGGTGTTCGTTCTATGGCGTCCTTCACCTCGCGGTGGAAGCTGTCCTTGATGCTGACTTGCAGTTCGCGGGTGCAGAGGATGCGCAGAGGTTCTGCGAAGCCCCACACCGCCGCCATCAGTGCTGCTGATTGTGACTTGCCGGAGCCTCGCCCGCCATACGTCGCCCGGTACTGTGCGGAGCCTCTCAGCGGCGCGTAGACCGGGACAAGGCTCGGCGGCAGGTCAATGGAGGCGCTCTTCGTCATCTGCTTCGTCAATATGAATATCTTCTGCTGCGCGGATGATGATTGTATCTGGCACCATCGTTCCGTCGCTTGATGAGTGGTCTACCTCGTGGCGCTCTGACCATTTCGCTTGCGTCTTCATCCAGAATATCATGGCAGCGGTGTCGCCATCCTTTGCCTTATTGAACAGCGCCCCGCCGATAGTTGCGTTGGCCTTGGCGTTCGCCTGCTCCAGTTCCGCCTTGTAATACTTGCGGAGGGTTTTGGGGTCGATCTCCAGAATGCTTGCGATGGTGTCCTGTCGCGTTCCTACGGTAGCGTGAAGCTGCACAAGCTGTCGGCTGTCTTTGGTTGGCTTATGAGGGTTTCGAGACACTAGCTAACTCCTGATAACGCTTGTCGCATTCTTCATATATACCATCTTAGCCTTTTTATATGCGGGAAATTCTGCTGCTTTACCCATCTTGCTTTAATCCTCAGTCATTTTTGCCATTACTTGCCTACGGACGTAGGTGTCCTCTAGTCCTGCCATGGAACATACTAATGAAAACTCAGATGTCCGAATATAGGCCCGGTCCTTTTGCCAATTCATGCCGTTAGCGTAAGAACCCGGATCATCTTCTGGCATCGGCCTCAGAGCGTCTCTGACGGCAAATTCTAGAACAGCAGTCCACAGCTTGCGTTCTGGCAGTGCTTGATCCCCGATCACGTCTCAACCTCCTCTAGCTTTTTTGCAATCGCTTGGATGGCTGCATGGTTATCAGTTGGATGGCCTGCCAACTTTATTCATCAACGTCTAGCTTGAGTTCTGATGCCAACGCCAGATATCCAATGGCGTCCACAATGCTGTCGTGATGATAGCGGCCATTGGTGACGCGCGCCATCTTCAAATCTGCCATCATAATTGCAACCTGATATGCCGTGATTTTATGCCCGAGCGTTTGGCTCCAGCGTGTCGCTATCCTGTCAAAATTTATGGATGGAACGCCGTAGTCACGCTGCCGATCACCATGGATCAGTTCGTGCGCTTCAGCTATCGTCTCAGCCCGTTTTGTTCGATCAACCATTATCTATTCCCTTTTAAGTTCCCCGACGCCTTACGTTGCTTGGTGTCCAGCGCCGGGGTCAGCCTTTCGGCCTAAATCAGAGTTTGTATGTCCGTGAGACATTTGACTGGGGCGTAACCACATCTCCGCACCAATCGAGCGCTGGGGGCGCCCAACTCTGACTATTCTATTTATCGGCCCTTGAATTTAGCCATAATCTCAGCCGCAGCCTTGCGCCGATCTTGTACCGCTTCGCGTCGCCTTGGAGGCTCCAACACAGCCGCTGAAGCCGGTTGTAGATCGCGGCGGCGCTGTACTATCATATTATGCAGCAGCCCCTCATGCGGGCGCTTAGAAGGGTATTTGATAAGATACCTGCAGCACGCTGTCTCAATCTCTTCACGGCTAAACGGCTCTAGCGTATCCATCCAGCCTTTAAGTATCTCCCGCTCTACCAACTCATCCTGCGGCATTTGAAAATACCGGCTCATCAGCGCCTGCGCCTTCACTGCAATCCACGCTCTGTGCTTTGCCCTGTCATCGACCATCACTCACCTCCCATTGCGAGTTCTGCCACCATCGACCGGAAACCCGATTGCTGGCGCTTTTCTATTGTATCTTCCCATCGCTCGCCGCTGAGCCATGTGCTTAGATGCGGGATATACCTTGGGTCTGCCCCTACAAGACTGTCAACGTATTCCGCCAGCTTGGCGCTGAGAACATTCGGGGCAACCTTTGCCACCGCCTTTCCCCAAGCCTTGCGCGCAGCCGCCTTGCCGATTTTCCGGGGATATGCCGACCATGCTGCATCAAACGTATTGGTTAAACTTACAGAGTTAATACTTACAGGGTTAATGGTAGGCAAATTCTGCACCACCCCTCCCGCAGATTTTGCACCACCCTCCTGCAAATTCTGCACCACCCCCTGCAAAATATATTCGCTTGATGTGGCCGAGCCATCATCGCGGAACCTATGCTTACGACTGACGTGTCCCGCGTCCTCCAACCCTTGCAGATGGTTCTGCACTGACCGCACTGACATCTCGCAGTCCGCCGCCAGACGCTTGATGCTGGGGAAGCAGCCAAGGTCAGGGTTGTGCCTGTCTGCTAAATGCAACAGCACAATTTTAGTCGCAGGCTTTAAGCCCCGAACGGTCCATGCCCACGCCGTAGCTTTGTGGCTCATAACATTCCTTTCTGTTGTGGATATGCTGACCGCTCTGCTACTATGCGGGCAGCGCATCCTCTCCATGCGCTCTGCCGGTAAGCGGACGCCCAGCCGCTCCGGCCATCGGGTGGGGGTCATTGTGCGAATGCCCCCGCCCCTTTTACCATAAAATATTACCGATGCTGCTCAAAATATTCAGTCAATTTTTGCAACGTCTTGAGCGATGTCTGCTGCCCGTTTTTTAGACGATGGATTGTCATATACGTCAATCCGCTTCGCTCCGCGACCACTGACGTTCGACGGTCCGTCAGCTTTTCGCGCAGTTCATCCGGGCTCATAATTACAATTCGATCTGACATTTTTCAGTGTCTCCTTTGCTTTGCCTGTTGCAGTCAGTAACAGGGCGCTGTATCTGTGGCAACACAACCGGAGGAAAAAACATGAAACAACCCGCACCATATGAAATTCAAAGTCAAATCCTGCTTGCAATGCACGAGCACAACGCAGATTTAGCTGCGCGGTTGGATGCTGGCGACATTGAATATGATCAGTTCCTGCGATCCACATTCCCGGCGAACGCTTTCGGCGTAATTTCACGAGGCATTAAGCGTAGCTTGGAGAAACACAATGAGGCTTGATCTGGCAACCATTGAACAGGTGGCTGAGATGCTGCGCGATTACAGCGACGACGAAACGCTATATTGGGACACGCTCGACGGCGAGACAGATGTGATGGATGTCGTCAAACACCTGATCTGTGAGGCGGTCGAAGCTGATCACCATGCTGCCGCCGCTAAGGAAATGGCCAAGGTTTTTGCTGACCGGGCGTCACGCTTGCAGATGAAGCGGCGGGCAGTGAATGATGCAATCATGGCTGTTATGGAAGCCACTGGGCAGGATAAGATACCGCACCCGCTGGCAACCATCAGCAAGCGCAAGGGACGCGCCAGCGTCACTATAACCAACGAGGAGGAGATACCCACACAACTGACCAAGACCGTCCGCACTGCGGATAAAACAGCAATCAAAAAACAACTCGAAGCCGGGGAAGATGTGCCGGGCGCTACGCTCGACATCGGAGCCGACACTATCTCCATGAGGATCAAATGACGGAAGCAATTAAGGCCTTCATCAAGGCCCAGAGCGAAATGGGGGCTGCGCTCAAGAGCGCGAAGAACCCCTTTTTCAAAAGCAACTATGCTGATCTAAGCGCAGTACAATCAGCAGTATATCCACCGTTTCACGCTAACGGGTTCGCCATCGTGCAGACCGGAGGCGCTGATGAGTACGGGCAGTACATAGAGACGCGCTTCATCCACCAAGCTGCTGCTCCAGATATGTTCACCAGTCGGGTCTATCTTGCCTTCAAGCAGGGTGACATGCAGTCGCTCGGTAGCGCGATCTCTTACGCTCGCCGCTATGGAATGTGCGCGGTTTCTGGCGTATTTCTGGAGGATGACGATGCCAACCGGGCAACAGGACGTGCGCAGCCGGAACAGGTGAAACAGCCTGACGTCATGGAGCGAGCGCAGAAGTTGTCGCGCTTTATCGAGCGGGCAACGGCGGAGCAACTGAGCGGAATGGCTGACAAGGCGAACGCGCTTATCGCAGAACTTAAAACAGTCGATGAAGAGTTCGCAGCGCGGCTGGAATTTATGTGGACAACTAGAGAGACGGAACTCGGACTATGAAAAATATCAGCATCTACGGCAACTGCACGAAGAACGCCGAACTGCGGACGACGCAGGGGGGCCAGAAGGTTTGCGGCTTTACCGTGGCCGTCAATGACCGTCGCACAAAGGAAGCCCTGTTTTTTGAGGTGGCATACTGGGGAAAACCGGGAGAGGCAGTCGCGCAGTATATCACGAAAGGTAGCAGCGTCGCTGTGAGCGGCGA